ATAGAAGGTGGTTTTGAAATAGAGGCAATTACTACCTTTGACATTTTATCACAAGAAATAGAATCCCTCCCATTTCAAAGAGGTAATATTGTATTAGCTACTTTATCAAGTAATCTCTCTAATATTAATAAAATAGGTAATGTAAGTAGAGATAAAGATAAACTTGCTAATGGTACTTATCTTACTATAGAACAAACAGATGATCCTAAAATTAGTGCTACAATGAGAGGACCAATAATTAATTCTAGTCCTTATGTTGATGAAAATACAGAAGTAGTATTAGGTACTAGATATGTTATAGCTGTAGAAAGTATAAACCCACAAAAACCTCCATACGAAAGAGATGATAAAGGTAATCCTCTTTTAGCAGATAATGGAGAACCTATTTTAGCAACATATCAAAATTTTATAATATCAGGTGAAAAAAAACTTGCTGCGGACGTTAAAGATATAGGTGGGGATTTAGTTGAGATAGCAAATGGTTTAAGAGGTCTTGATTTTATAACTTTATTAAGTATCGTAAAAAGACTTCCATCTTCTATAAAGGGTATATCTAAATTTAAAAAAGCATTACAAGATATAGCGGATGAAATAGAAGCTATTAATAAAAAAACGGGTGGGCCTACTGATACTCTTCAAACGGTAGGATTAGTATTTGCTTCTGATTTTACAGGCCCTGGTACTGGTGGTGGGTTCACAGTAGAAGAAGCAATTTCAAAATCAAGAAAACTAAGAGAAGCTTATAGACAAATCCTTCCTTTTACTAATATAAAATTTGCTATACAAGAAAAATTTAAAGATGAAATTGAAGATGTAAATAGAGCTTTAAGAGACTTTATACCCTATGATGATTTAGCAAATGTCTTTGAATGGCTTAGTAAAAGAGCTAAAGAACTTAATATAGCAATTGATTTTATTTTAGCTCTTATAATCTCCGTCAATACTTTTATAAAAATAATAATAATAGTTCTTCAAGTAATAAGAGTAATAGTAAAAATTCTTGAATTATTTATAGGATCTATCCCAATACCTCCATTTGTTCCTATAAAATTAGTTGAAGCTCCAGCTAATGCTAAAAAAACATTAAAAGAAGCTATTAGTAGAGCTATTGATTTATTAACTAAAATTGCAAAAGAATTTGATGTAACAATAGGGTTATTAACATTTATTAGATTCTATATAGAATCATTCTTAAGAGAAAATGCTAAACTTGCTGCTAAATTAGACAGTTGTAGAAAAGTTAATCAAGCCCAAGAGGATCTACAATCACAAATAGATAGAGCAAATAAAGATACTTATTTAGCTTATGTACAACTAATTGAAGGAATACCAGGTTTAGATAAATTTGAATTTGGACAATTTGGGGAAGCAGTATCCAAGAGAACAGGATCTAATACATTTGTAAGATTAGAGAATGGTAATTTATTAATATTCCCTGATACTGTATTTGGTTATGATGAAAATGGAAATCTTTTATTTTATGGAGAATTATCTTCGTTAGCTACAGGAGTTTCATTTGAAGATACCTTAGGACAGGACTTTAGAAGTAGACTTCAGTATTATACTTTTAATAAATTTGATGCTGCTAAACATGGTCCTTTAATCCAATCAGCAGATGATATATACTTAGATAACCAAGGTGTAGCTGATCCCGAAGATGCATTTGGTAACTTCCAAGAAATATTTTTAGGTTTTACTTTAAAAATCCAAGAGGATAAACCAATAGATAAAAATAAAGATGATCTTCTTAGAAGAAGAGGTATAGCTTTAGATTCTGATAATAACATAGTAGCGGCTACTAATTTAACTTTTTCTGATGACTTACCAGGTATAATTAATGAATTAAAATATAAAGTAAAAGTTAGATTAAATCAAGGTATTATAGGAATAAACACACTTGATAAAGAATCAAACGAAATAAGTGATAATGATGCTATTAACTTAGCAGAAGATTTAGGTACAAACCCAATATTTACTAATAATTTAAAAGCTGGGGCAAATAATAGATCTATTGGTAATATATCTTCAGGTCAAGCTGGAAATGAAATAGAAGGTAAACCTATTGATCCAAATGAACCTATAGAAACAAGAATAGGAGGAGGTCCTTTTGTTAAAGATCCTTATATGGGAGATGGAGATACATTAGGTGCTAGTAGCACTCAAGATGGAGAATCTAATAGTAGATTTATAGATACTACTACTATATTAAATGATATAATACAAGAGCAACAAGATAATGATCCTAAGGTACAAGCCATAAAAAATACATTCTCAATATTAAATTCGGTAGATTCAAACACAATAAATAACCTTCTTAAATCTCCTAGTTCACAAAACTTGTCTGATACAGAATTATTTAATACATTAAAGGAACAAGTATTAAGTACTATTGATCCTAATCCTGTAAAAGTTGATGAAGTTAAGAAAAAAACAGAAAAATGGTATAAAGGTTTAAGAGAGTCTACATTAATAGAATGGGAACAATTAACATTAAACTATAGACCTCCTAGAAGACCTTCCCCACCACCATTTGAAACTTATTTTACACAAATAGAACAACAAGCACTACCAGCGTGGGTTAGAAAATTATTAAGATCAGGGTATACTGAAACCGAAGTCCAAACAGGTATTAGTGATCCTGTTATAGTAGATAAATACAGAATAAAAATTGGTCCAGAATCTTCTAAAGTCGAAGTAACATTACGACCAGCATTTAGGAGAAAAAGATAATATATAAATATTTATAATCATGAAATTAGAAGTTTTTAGAAAAATTATTAGAGAAGAAGTAAGAGGAGTAATTAAAGAAGAATTATCTTTAATTATGCAAACACCCCTTACTGAGACTAAAGTTATTCAGAAACCGGTTGTAGAACAAAAAACAAAAACCAACTCGTTATCTGAATTAATTGAGGAAACACCTCAACCACAACAACCTACTAAACCAACTCAACCTTTATTTGAAGGAGTAGGTGCTTTAGCAGATGTTTTAAATCAAACACATAATGAAGGTGGTTGGAGAAACCTTAATGGCGGAATGTCATCACAAGATGCTGTAGGATTCCAAGGTGGTATGCCTAACACACCTACTAAAGTAGTAGATTCTGTTGATGCAATGGTAGCTAACCAAAAAACATCTGATATAAATCAAGTATCAATTGATGCTGTACCAGATTTTTCAGGTTTAATGGGTAAAATGAAAGACGCAGGTAAAATATAATGCCTTATATAGTTAGAAATATAGATGTTTTAGATATCAAACCTAGTACAGGTATTGGTGTATCAGTTCCATTTGATGGTCCAACTGGCATAAACACTACATTTACAACTAAAGATACAATAAAGTCAAATTTAGTAAATTTTATTTTAACAGGTAAAAGAGAGAGGGTATTTAATCCGAGTTTTGGTTCTGGGGTAAGAGAATTACTATTTCAACCAATAACCGATGATATAATTGATCAAGTAGATAATTTAATTAGAGGTGGAGTAGAAAACTATTTCCCTACAGTTGATATACAAGATTTAGAAGTAACACTTCAACCTAATAACTATAGCTTTAATATATATTTAAGTTATACTATTATTAACACTAACATTGAAGATGAAGTTCAAATAACCTTTAACAATGGCTGAGAGTAAACAAATACAATATTTAAATAAGGACTTTGACGGGTTCAAACAAAAATTACTTGAATTCGCTCAAGTATACTATCCTGATACATACAATGATTTTTCAGATACATCAGCAGGTTTGATGTTAATTGAAATGGCAGCTTATGTAGGTGATGTTTTATCATTTTATGGGGATAATCAAGTTCAAGAAAATTTTTTAGAATTTGCTAAACAAAGAGATAATTTATTATCATTAGCTTACACACATGGATATTTCCCCCAAGTAACTACAGCGGGAATAACTGGAATTGATATTTTTCAATTACTACCTGCTACTACAGAATTTGGACAAGTAAAACCAGATTACAATTATGCTATGATTTTAGCTAATGGGGCCCAAATTAGATCATCTAATGATGGTAGTGTTTTCTTTTATGTAGAAGATCAAGTTAACTTTACAACATCGGGGAGTTTTGACCCTACTACAGTATCAGTATATTCTGTAGACAGTTCAAATAATCCTAATTTTTATTTACTTAAAAAAACAGCTAATGCATCTGCAGGTACTTTAAAATCTGCTGCCTTTACATTTTCTACACCTGAAAAATTTGCAACTATACAAGTACAGGATACAAATATAATAGAAATAGTTAAAGTTACCGATAGTGATGGTAATATTTACCATGAAGTTCCTTATTTAGCACAAGAAACAATTTTTGATGCTGTAACTAATATAGCATCAAATGATCCTACTTTGGCACAATATAATGATACTACACCGTTCTTACTTAAAGTAAAAAAAGTACCCCGTAGATTTATTAAAAGATTTAAATCTGATAACACATTAGAATTACAATTTGGTCCTGGTGTTTCATCTAACCCAGATGAAATAATAACACCTAATTCTGACAATATAGGTTTAGGATTACCTTATGGAACAGATAAATTGACAACTGCATGGGATCCAGCTAACTTTACCTATACTAAAACTTATGGAATAGCACCTTCAAATACTACTTTAACAGTAGAATACTTAGCAGGAGGTGGTGCTTCATCTAATGTTTCAGTACAATCTTTAACAATATTAGATTCTGGTTCTGTATCTTTCTTTGGATCAGGATTAGATAGTACATTAAAAACTACAGTTAGTGGCTCTTTAGCATTTTCAAACCCAGAAGCTGCTACAGGAGGAGGAGATGGAGATACAAATGAAGACATAAGAAGAAAATCTATAGCTCAATATCCAACACAATTAAGAACTGTAACTAAAGATGATTATGCTATTAGAAGTTTGTCCTTACCTTCAAAATTTGGGAAAGTATCTAAGGTATTTGTAACACAGGAAAATCAAGAAACATCTCAAAATTCAGAAGAATTATATGATACAAATACTTTATCATTATATATTTTATCACAAAACAATATAAATGATTTAGTAATTGCAGATCCTGCTTTAAAAGAAAATTTAAGAGTATTTTTAGCAGAATATAGGATGTTAACAGATGCTATTAGAATAAAAGATGCATTTATTATTAATGTAGGAATTAACTTTGATGTTATTTTATTACCTAATGTTAATAGTCAAACTGTATTAAATGCTTGTATAAATGCATTAAAAGATTATTTTGATATAGATAAATGGCAAATAAACCAACCAATTTTAATTAATAACGTTAGAAATGTAATTGATCAAGTTGAAGGAGTTCAAACAGTTAAAAAATTAGAATTTATAAACAAAGTAGGAGAATCAGATGGGTACTCAAAATTAGCTTATGATATTAGAGGAGGCACAATAAATGAAGTAATATATCCATCCTTAGATCCATCAATTTTCGAAATAAAATTTCTTGATACAGACATACAAGGAAGAGTAGTAACAAACTAATAAAAATGGCAGTATATAAAATATTTCCCGAAAAAGATACTTTTATTTTATCTCAATACCCTTCTCAAAATACAGGTAGAGATGAAATATTAGAGGTTTCAAATTATAATGGAATTAATGTTTTATCATCCGCACAGGGTGATTTACCTGCCGTTACACGTGCATTAATTCAGTTCAAAACGGCTGATATAAACAATGTAGTTAATAATATCATAACAGGTAGTGCATTCCAAAGTAAACTTAATTTATACCTTGCAAGTGCTGGAAATGCACCTTTAAATTATATGATAGAGGCCTACGCTATTTCAGGATCATGGAATATGGGTACTGGAAGGGTAAGTGATATACCAAAAACTGATAATGGATGTTCATGGGGGTGGAGAGAAGAATCGGGTTCAAGGGCCTGGACAACAGCCGGAGGAGATTTTTATTCAGATAAATCTGGTTCTTCCCAAACCTTTTTATACACAAGTGATAAAGATATTTCAATGGATGTTACTAATATGGTTAAACTATGGAATAGTAGCTCAATTCCTAATGATGGTCTTATCCTTAAACATACTAGTAGTGTAGAATTTTCATCATCATTTGTTGAAACGAACTATTTTTCTATGGATACACATACAATTTATCCACCTGAATTAGAGTTTAAATGGGATGATAGTTCATTTGCTACTCCATTAACACCTGTAACATCAAGTGATATTGTAGTTTCATTTACAAACATTAAAGAAGAATTTGAAGACACTGCTATATATGATTTTAGAGTAAAAGCAAGAGATAAATTCCCAACAAGAGCATTCCAAACTACTTCAGTATATTTAAACTCTAAAGTACTACCTACATCTTCATATTGGGGGTTAAAGGATATAAAAACAAATGAAATGGTAGTAGATTTTGATACTTCATATACTAAATTAAGTGCAGATAGTGGTAGTAACTACTTTAAAGTTTATATGGATGGATTAGAACC